CTCGGACTCTTTGGGGTACTTAGCCAAGAAGACAGTATCTTCCTTAAGAGCTAGAAGCCAGTTATTATCTTTACCTCCGGCTATTGATGAGAGTTTAATCGGAATAGCCGCAGGCTTGACCTCCTCCTCTTCTTCATAGATCGACATAAATATTATTCTCCCTTAAAGTTTTAATTAAGGTTTTATTGAAGCTTTCTAAAGCAGATACGTCATTCTCTAGAGCAACTACTCTTTTACTGAGTCTTCCGTATGCACTGGAAAGTATGTTTCTTCTAGTTTCATACTCTTGTAACACACCTAGGAGTCTCTTGCAACCTTTATATACACCTAACTTATTAACTAAATTGAGATAATATTTATATATAACAGAACGATATCCGTGATAGTGGTCTTCTATCGCTTCTGTATGGTCTCGATAGTAGGAGTAAGGAATATCATAGATACGGTATGCAATATCATCGTCTCCATAGATGTGTTGTTTTACCATTTTGTTATACTCTGCATGCTCATAAGAATTATAGACTGCCAGAGGTTTTCCATGTCTACAGAGAACATACAAGTATCTCATCTCCTCCTCCTATATTTGGGAAATGTTAATCTCCCTCTAGTTGAATATAGAAATTTTATGGGCGCTTCTACAAGCCAGTACCAAAGACCAAAGGTAGCAAATTCAATAGACCATCTACATATATGGCAAGGATGTCTACAATAGCTTTCGTTCCACATCTTTTCTAAATTTTCTTTTAAAGTCACTTTATAAGCTCCAATCTATTGGTGGTTTGAGATGAGAATTGATAGTTGAAAACATCCTGCTCCCTCTGAAGGGAGTAGAAGTCTTATCTACTCCACGAGGAGAAGGATGAGAATACTTCAAGACAACAGCATCTGTTCTCCCAAAAGCATCATAATTTGTATGAGGAAGAGGAGCAAACTTCTGTGCTACCGCTCCCAAGAATACCAATACATTCCCTGGTTTGTTACACTCCTGTACTATCTCTTCAGTAAGACCGTGCCAATGCTCTGTCTTCATACGCCCTAGTCTATCATAAATAGGATAGACATTCCACAGGAGAACTCCTTGTTTGCACCATGCTTCTAAGCATCCGTAAGGGATTTGTATCCCGTCTTGTTGAAGTTCTCTCAAGATGTTGAATAACGTAGGAGGACAATCAAGTAGACCTATATATTTTGGTATAGAGAAAGCGACTCCTGTAGCCATCTTCTCATTGGGATATGGATCTTGTCCCACTATCAGTACCTGTACTCCAGTAGAAGGCACAAGATCCAAAGCTCTAAACATATCCACTTGTTTAGGCCAATACTTAATACCTCTTTGATCCATATCATCGAAAACTCCTTGTATCTGCTTCCATTCAGGACTTCTCCAGAAGTTTAAATACTTCCATGAATGTATATGGCTCATCTTACTTCTACCTCCAACCCATCCTGCTTTGCCAAGAACTCAATATCTCTAACTTCATCTTTATTGCAAGTAAAAGCTCTTCCTCCGTCAAAATTAACCTTAACATTTCCTAAAATCCAAGCTCTACCGCTTTTTGTTTCAGCAAACCCTGCGGCTCTTGTTCTACCATTATAGATGGTGATGTCAGTGACGGTAGACATGGATTGAACTCCCTTGTGTAAGGATCAAAGATATATGATCCTGCTGGTCCACTCTTCCCAGTAAACCTACTGGGTTTAGAGATCATGAAGCTCACTGTATTTCTATTCAACTCATCAGCACTCAAGACATCTCTCGTGAGATCTATCCGCACATCAGCTATCTTACTCGCTAGTCTACTCCCTCTTGTTTGTCCATTGTCATTGACATGGCTCACAAAGAGAAGAGCAAAGTTAAGCTCTTTCACCATCATTTCGAGTCGCGTCGAGAGATAGTCGAGAGCAGTTCTCTCAGCTTCTCCTGAAAGGCCACTACAAACCATAGTGATGTGATCCAGAAAAATAATAGGACACTCACGTGCAACGACGAGAAACCTAATAGTGTCGAGTAATACTTCTGGATCATCTGACCCAAAATGAGAATAAACATGGAGACGCTCATCAACCCGTACAAGCTTCTTAACCGCAGCAATGACCTCAGCATTACTACAGCCGCTGTCAGGAAGATGGACTGGTTTCTTGAGCTCAATACCCGCCAGGGCTTGAAGATGCCTTCTCTTAGGCTCTTCAAGGTAGATTGCTCCGACGTTCCAATCGGTGTCACGGAGGATCTTGTGTTCGATTGCATGCATCACCTCTGTTTTACCCACCCCTTCTTGGGCGGTAATGAGTATTGACTCACCTCTTCGGATACCATACGTCATCTCTGTGAGCGTCTTAAAAGGGTAAGAGACACCTATCTCAGGGTCTTTATTAAGGATATCCTCAAACTCAGCGAAACTGCTCACGATGGTCTCGGGAAGATATTTCTTGCTGTTCCACCATATGTTCCTGAGTTCTTGATCTTCCTCCGCTACGAGATACTCGTTGGCATCCTTTCTCTTCGTGAACTTTACTTGATAAACGCGGTTAAAGTCGAAAAGTCGAGCGACCTTAGCTGCTGCATCTCTTCCTTGACTATCGTTGTCGAATGCGAGGTAAACTCTCTCAAACGATGCAAGCCAGGCTCTGTCCACAGTGCAATCACGGATAGCAGTGCTACTAGATTGTACAGATACAACAGGGGCACGTAGGACTTGATATAAAGAGATCGCATCTAACTCTCCTTCTGTTATGGTCACGTATTTATGTGATCCAGCCGAGAACTTATCACGACCAAACAAACCAGCTTTATTAATATCACCTTCACTATAAAACTTCTTTTCTTTTAAGTCTCTAATCTTAAGAGCACCATTAGGATACTTATACAATATCTTTAAAGGTACTCCTTCTTTGTCTACTTGAGTTTTAGCCTCATAATGTGCAAAAGATTCTTTATTTACTCCTCTCCAATCTAAATACTGAACAGTATATTCATCCTCTGTCTTATTAGGAGGAGGTATATAGGTTTGACATGAAAAGCAGAACCCATGCCCATCGTCATATTCGTGATATGCATCACTCGAAGGACACGACGGGCACGGGAGCTTACCTCTTACTACTACACTCATTTAACTCCTAGTTCTAGTTTGGTGAAACAATAATAAGGAGTTCCAATCCAGCACTCCTTAGGATGAAAACGGTTTACCCTTCGATAATCGAAGTGGCTAATGTGATTATTCCAGAATGTCCTCTTGCCCATATAAATCCAGGCAATCTGGTCTTCAGTAAACCTCTGCTTACTCAAAACTCTCACCCATTTCTTTAAGTCTGGATGATCGTGACCATAAGCTGGTTTATAGGTTTCAATGCGATAGGGGATTTCAACCCTTACCCGTTGTCTACTGAACTCTACACCATTCTTACGTAGATTGTCAAGGGAAATCAACACTTCTGTGGGAACAATCCACAGCTGTCCCTTAATACGTGCTGGGTAGTCTAGGGAGGATTTGTCAATACGGAGAGGTATTGGGAGCATATCGCTCAACCTTACCCACATTCCGTATTCTCGAACGGTAAAAGCAGTGTAAGACTGTATACCGCCCTGTAGCAGTTTATTATTCTCGAATCCATCTTGAGTATCATCGCATACAAAGAGCAGATGTGAGGACTTCTCCTCTAAATAATTAATATCGGGAGTATGAGGGTATAGACCAAGAGCGTACTTGTTGAATGCTTTTATCTCCATTCTTTCTGCAGTCTCAGGTGCCAGATACTTGATGGCTTTGGCGATAAGCTTATTCATCTTCTTCCCCTAGCAGTCTCTTAATTAATGTAGGCGGGGTAACCGCATCTACCAGCCTCGCTTTGGTCCCCTTACCGCTGGTATGGCCTACTAAGCAGCGTGAATCCTAGGCTTGTACTTCGCAGAGGATAGTCTACGCCGCTTTGGTCTTCTTTAGCCCAGTCTTTGCAGGAGCAACAACACTGTCTTCAGTCTCAGCAACAATCTCATCCTGAAGGATGCGGATTTGTTTGCAGAGAGCTAGGAAGAGTTCTGCTCGTGCGTTTTCCCATCCCACTTTAGAAGAGAAGAATCGAAAAGCAGCACGAGGCCACTTAACAACATCATCGATGGGAATATCGGGCATCTGATCAAAGAATGTGGGGATTTTAGCTTCAAACTCAGCAGCTTTACCGGGATTCTCTGCCATAGCTTTAGAATGCTGGTCAAGGAAGTTCTTGATCTCTCCCTTCTGATATGAGGTCAAAATCTCATCCCGCACTGGCGACTTTATGACAGGTGAGTCTGCTACTGGCTGCGCTGGACCTTCTATTGGCAGTTTTACTTCAGACCTGAAGGACTCGATCTTACCACCACCAGCCAGGTACTTCTGAATGATCTTAGGATCAGTTATTGTGTAAGTCTTGATGTCCTTGTAGTTAGCGATGTTATGGTGACCTAAGAGTTTATCGAAGAAGATCCTCCTTTCGTTCTTGTTACCCGGTGGTACGTTGATCGTAATCTCGCTGTAATTGGGGAGGGGTGCGTCACTGGTGCGTTTTTTCTCAGGAGGGGTAGGTGTAGTACCTGCCTTTGTTTTACGCAATCCTGAGCTTACCGTGGCTACAGCGGGAGGCTTCTTAATAGCCTCGGTAGACCAGCCCCAAGGATACTCTTGTAGACTGTCTCCTTCATTGTGAATGTAAACCCCACCATCTCCATTGAGATAGGTAACAGTACCTCCATCCTTGAAGAGTTGACCGAGGTATTCCTCCTTCTGCTCACCCAACGCTTCAAAGAAAGATTCAAAGCTATTGTGTTGAGATTGCATGCTATCGATCTTGGTCCCCAAGAATTCGATATTGGCAAAGTGTTCGCGAGAGAACGTGCTGCCTGTCTTCTCAAAGCCTGAGAGGTATCCATTGATGGATGCTGCAATCAACAGCTCTCCATCTTTCTCCAATGCTTTGAAGGGTTGGAGGTTCTCGTCTTGAAGGGTGGCATCAGTCTTGTAGAAGGTATACAAGACCTTGGTTGCCTTCAACTGCTCATCGATCATGTCGAAGGCCTCACGCAGATTGTTGGTATCTGCGGTAGTATAGTCGATGGTGATGTCTCCATCATCCCACCATGCCGTGCCGAAGGCACAGGTCTTGGTGTTGAATCTCTCGAAGATGATGTCTTTGTCTGCATCAGGGACTTGTGATCCCTCTTTTCTCACTAGTGTCAGATATTCGTGTACCATTGCTTTAGCTCCTAACTACAGCAGGTGAGGTTAAAGTTTGATAGCCTTGGTCTTACGTAAAGGCTTACTACTTGCTTTCATAGCCTCTACCTTCTTGGGTATCATCTCTTCGGGTATCTTGTGTTCCTCCCGAAGTCTCGTCTTGATCTCCTTCTTAACTGTCCCGATATGCTTCATTGCTTCTATGTCGGGGAGATAGTGTTCGATTGTGCAATAGAGATACTTAGCATCATTGGTGCTGATCTCCTTACGAAGACGACCACCTTCTATGTCTAAGATTATCCTATCTCTCAACCAGTATTTTAGCCATGCATTACGGGATGACACCTCCAATTCCCTCCGTGCAAGGTGTCTAGCTAAGGGCGGAGCCATCCAACTAGCTACCGCAAGGATGACAATAACCTCAGCTATAAATCCCAACGCATATAGCCAATACTCCTGGTAGTTTACTATGATAGTATCCCACCAGTATAGATATAGTTGTTCCATTTACATTCTTTACCTCCTCTTCTCTGGTTAGCGTACGGATAAAAGGAACCCCAGAGAGAGCACCGGGACGGAGGACCTATCCGGGCTCTAGAGCTTGCGCTCTTCGCAAGCGAGGAGCTTGCTCCATCTCTGGGGCAGGTAACTGTGGTGCTGGTCTGAGGGGATCAGCGTACCACAGTTACTTTCTTAACTTGCTTAATTGGCTTTAGCTTGGCCTGCGTTATGACAGGTTTATTAGTTTGATGTCTCTCACAAAACCATTCATAGGTCTTAGCGGAACCATAGGGTTGACCAGACTTGGTCTTACCGCACCAACAAGTGAACAAGGCCATGCACTCACTCCTTGAGCTGTACGGAGCCCCTCCAGCTTACTCCTGCTATCCCGAAATTGAGACGTTGCATCACAGTATCTCTTGAGTTGTAGACATGGGAGTATGAAGCTACCTTCTCCAAGTAGTCATACTTAACTATAACATAAACATGACCTGAGAAACGCACTTCAATCTTGAGGAGTTTCCCTGGTCTATGAACCCAATAGTGCATTAACTGTATTACTTCCCAATCAGTCTTAGGTTCTTCCATCCTATGTCTTGGAGGAGGAGTAATAGGTAAGTCATAGTAGTTATGCCTTAACTGCTCCACCTTGATGTCTCTCATCTGTTCAAAGCTATCCTTGATGGGGATACGAGCAACACGATTACGCTCTCTTAAGATTGAGGTGTCCGGAGTCCTTTTACCTTTGTTGAGAGCAGCGTTACTCCAGATGCTATAACCTTTCCAACGTCTAGGCTTTGCTCTTCGTTTCCCCATTTCAATCCCCTCTTATCTTTGGGAAATGTACGAGTGGGCTCACCCTTACGCAGCTTACTCCAGTTACGTCGTGCTCTTGACTTCATCTTTCTTTGTCCTCCTATAAGATTTCTCTTGACAAGCTATATTTTTCTGCTATCTTAAGGAGACCTGGTCCGATAGATACTCCTTCTACTATTATAGAAGTATAACAGTTATAAGAGCTTAAGTCAACTTAACTTAAGCTCCTTTACAGCTCTTAAAGCTGATAGCTACTTCTTCTCCCAATATTTACAGTGTCCTTGAGGACTAATAATACCTTTAACTAGAGTACAAGAAGCAGGACTCCTAAACATGGAACAAGCTTTACATTTCTCCTTCTTAGGAGTATAAACTATATACTGAGCTCCATCCTTACTTGTCTTTGCCATCTTCTCCTCCCTCAGTAGTCATCTACATTGAGCATATAGCACCCATCAAACCTGTCTGTCCAACTACTACAGACAGTATCATAATCAAACTCAGTCCTCTCTGTTGTCTCTCTTGAGAAGACCACAACACATTCTCCCTCATCCATATAAATGATATGCCCATTAGGTTGCTTCCAACCTGTTACATGAACTCTATCACCTAGTCTCGGTTGTCTGATTGTCATGAGTCTACTATCCCTACTTCATGTTGAAGTTTATCTAAGAACTTATCGAGAAACTTAAACTCAGGCCAGTTCTTTCCTTGCTTCCCCTCCTTTATACTAGTTTCAGCAGTAAAAGAACGAGGTATTCTATACCCATCTAAGGTATAAAATTCTCTTGAGCCTCCATATATTTCATCGCCACTAGTGTTGATCCTCATTACTATTGTCATCTTGTCCTCCTTCAAATATCATCTCTCTCACGTAAGAGTTTAGCTATCTCTGGGAACGTATGTTTATGATATCCATCCATTCCATCGTTACGTCGAGCAAGTTCACATACGTTCTCGTAAGATAAACCAGACTGCATTCCTAATCCAGGAGATCTTTCCCAGTATGTGGATACCCAAAGAGGATCTTCTAATTGAGCTAGCACACCAAGACAGCAATATTTATTGTCTTTAAACAGATGTCCGTACCCTTGCTGATATTCCCCACTATCTAGAGCATCAGCCCATCTCATCTTTAATTCTTTATCCATCGACAAAGTTAATATATCCATAATCAAGGCTTTCCTCCTATATCTTACTGGGATAGTGTTTACACGCTAACTTCTTTGCTTCATCTATTAAGTCTTGTCTTCTCGTAGAAATAGTTAACGATCTAATGGTAATACCATGGAGAGATATTCTTATGAACCAACTATTACTTATTAATTCCATCTCAAATACATGTTCCCTATCGGGACACCAATAACTCTTATAATCATTTCTGTCTTCGATAACTATGAGCTCATTCTTTATTAACTTCTTCATCCTCAGTCCTCCTATGAGGGTATTCAGGTAACAAGTAGAGGAGTAGTAGCATACAATAACAGATTACTACTACTCCTCCCGCACATATATCAATAATCCAAATATCAACCATCTTCAGGCAACAAAGGGATGTTAGCGTCTAACGCTTTGAAGAACCTACGGGCATCCTGTTGATTACTAAACTGCCCGTGTATATACAGGTTCTTCCCATTGAACTCGATACGCATAAAGTCTTCTTGTATCTTATTATCAGCCCATTCAGTTCCCTTGACTTGATCAACAGCATCTGCAACTGCCTTAAGTTGCTTCACTTGTCTTCCTCCAGTGTAGTCTGGTGTATTGTTGGGTGATGACATTACTTCCTCCTCACATTAACAGGTTGATACTTGCTACCGAGGTTACCTTCCTCGATAGTTTTCATACGCTCTTCCCACGAAGGTCTAGCATCCTCCTCTCTCCTTATCCCCGGCTTAGTATTCGTAGGCCTATTGCTCACCTTAGAGCACATGCAAAGTCCTAGTCTGCATATGCCACAACGATTACCCCAATATTCAAATGATACTGTCTTCATCTCTTGTCCTCCTCTTACTTTACCCTATAAGTATAAAGGGACAACAGTCCTATGTCAACCAAGCTTAGTCCTATATATAGGAACCTATTGACTTTACTCCTATTTTAGTATACTATACTCAATATGAAAAACACATTAACAGCTGTCTATGATGTAGACACAAAAGACATTACAGTGCAGATAATTAAAAGTAATGGTGAGGTAATATCTTTTCACATAAATAGTTTAGATTCAAATACTCTACATAATAGTGATACTTGGATGAAGATATATAACATATTATTGATGGGGTAAATTAAATTATCTGACCATGCTGCGCGTGCGCTGCGACCTGTCATAACGCACGTGAGCGCAGTATACAGATGGATATAGCACAGCCTATCTTAGCGGCAGTAGGTGCGACGCCTACCATTGCAGCGATGCAATGAATAATCAGAGGCCGCTTGGATAGGCTGTACTCCAGACCTAGCAAAGCGAAGCTTTGCGTTGTGAGCGAAGCGAATAAAGAAAAACCCCGGAAGCCTTGCGGCCACCGGGGTTTAAGTTAACTAGCAGTTAGATGGATTAGCTAGCCTGTTCCATCAAACGCTCTTGGTATTTCTGTGAAGCTTCATTCTCCATCTTCGTCTGTGTCTTACGCAATTCCTCCAACTCTTCCCGTGCAAACTGTTTGGCAATCACGGTCCAGGCTGGATCAGCCGCCATCATGAACCGTCCGAAGGAGTGACGGAAGTCACGGTTAGCTTGCAGTGCCTTGATAAGTGCAGCCTCACGCTCCATTGCCTGTTGTGTAGTGGCTTCGCCCATGAAGGTAGCGAACAGAGAGAACACTGTCTCCATGTCCTCTACCTTCTTAATGGTGAAGGTAGGTTCTCCAGTTCGCTCACTTTCCGTACGTTCACGGGCAGCGGTCTTAACCAGTGCTTCGAATGTACCTCCGTTCGTCAATGCCTCTTGCACACTGTACGAAAGGAATTGGGTGCGAGAGATTGGTCCCGTGGTTTCATTCATTGGATCGTTCTTGCCACCGATAACCAGTGGAACTGTACTCTCAATGGGCTTGCCCGCTGTGTCTTTAACCCATGTCCAGATCAACAGCGGTGCACTCTCAATCTCGATTTGTTGTTTGGCAGTAGCGATAGCGAAAGCCAGCAGCTTAACCGCGTTAGTCTTTTGTTTCTTGTAGGTCTTTTCATCCGTGATGTTCACGGTCTTGTTGCCGATCTTGTCTTTGATCTTGAGTTGAGCAGCCTCAAGTTTCTCCGTCACGTCCTTACCGTGTGGAGTAGCACGCCACACTTGCTCCACCCAACGCATTGCCTGTTCGCGTGGCTTACCGTCAACAATGATCTTCACCTTATACCTATCTGCCTTGTTGTTCGTCCCCTTGACGCTCTCCGCATCCGAACCGGGCCACGGCATACCCGCGATCTCATCCTTGGTATAGATGCGACGAACATCGAGGGTCAGTGGAATGAAAGAACTATCTGCCTTCTCCATGTGCATCACACCCGACGAAAGGTGAGATATGGTAGCTTCATCTAACCGCTTACCGAACCGGAAAGCTTCCGCAGTAATGGGGTCAACAGTAGACACAGACTTAAGGGTCTGCTCTTGCTTCGTGCCTTCTGCTTTTACCTCGATCTTGGCAGTGTTAGCCTTTTCAGCGGCTGCCATGTTCTCAGGTGTTGCCGTGCTGGTCTTAGCCTTAATCAACTGCTTAGCCATTGTGTTAGCTCCTATTGGTGCCCCGCAAATACAGGATGTATTTGCTAGGTATTGCACCCTGATACAGCCTATTGTTAGTAGGCTGTACTAGCTGCAATCCTGATTGTTGCCTTACCCATTTCTATT